GATTTGGTTTTCCATGGAATTCGAGGAGGTTTGGGTCTGTGTGGAACGGCTTATTCTCTTCGAGAGACCGGTAAAGTCATTGCTATCCATATGGGTGGTGAAGTCTTAGGCCAACGGTCCTATGGAGTCATGATTGTTCGTTCCGACCTCGAGATCTTTACTGAGGGCGAACCTGAGACTCATGACCCTATTTCTATATCTGTTCAAGAAGATGTTCAGATGCAGTGTGTCTCTGGATTGGCAAATTTTGGTTGTGTTCCTAAGAAGATGGCGGTGTTCATGCCCGATAAGACGTCCTTGGTGGAGTCTATCTTTTATTATTGGAATTCGCCCTTGCCACCTAATGAGGACGGACCTGCCCATCTTAAACCAGTCGTGATTGATGGAGAGAAGATATCTCCGCGCGACGTGGCTTTGTCAAAATTCGGTCGCCAATTTGATATTGGGACCAATCACGCTCCTTTTTCCTATATGGATGTCCTACCTAAGAGTTTCGATCTGTCTAAAATGAAGGTTCTTACTAAAGAAGAAGCTATTTATGGTATACCATTGTATATGGATGCTATTGATTTTACTACGAGTGCTGGCTACCGATGGAAAAAGCTCGGTTTGACTAGAAAAGCGTTGTGCTTTGACGCTGATGGAAATCGTAGACTCCATCCTCTTCTTGTAGAAGATATTGCCTATTATCTTAAGATCTTTGAGAATGGAGATATAATGCCTGTCATATTCGAGATGACATTAAAAGATGAGATTCGATCTCATGAAAAGAACTCGAAATGTGAGACGCGGCTGTTTGATTCAGGCGATTTCACATCATTTATTATACAAAGAATGTATTTGGGTGCGTTCTTTACTGAAGCGACGAAAGATCCTGTTCGTTCGCCTATTGGTATATGCATTAATGCCCATTCTAAAGATTGGGGTTATTTGTATGCATATTTGAAAGGTTCAGAAGAAAGATTTGTTCTTGCTGGAGATTTTAGTAACTACGATTTGTCTATAAAGAATATATGGCGAGATCGATTTATCGATTTTCTTATTCTTCTCTATCGTAGTGTAGTTCACCGAAATGTGATATTAGCTAATTTTCTCGCATGGCATATAATTTCCTTCTGGATCTATGGTCGACCCTATGGCACTTCGAGTGGTGGTTATCTTACGTCCATTTTTAATACCATAACTAATTGGGGACTTCACAAAGAAGCTTTTATTAATCTGTACTCTGAAGAAGAGTGGAAAGATATTCGCTGTACTTTTTGTGGAGATGATTCTGTTCTTACGGTTCCCGTTCGTTATAATCTATATAATATGACCTATCTGAAGGAGTATTTTTATGAGAATTATGGTATGATCTATACCTCCCCAACTAAGACCGATGAGATGTCAGTCTCCTGGGAGAGCTTGACCTTTTTGAAAAGGCAATTTGTTCGTGGTCATGCTGGTGTTATGGCCCCTCTTTCCAAGCGATCTATGTTCAATATGATTAAGTGGACTGATGCTCCTGGTAACCTCGAAGTTATGGGATCGGTTTGCAATTCATTGCTCCTCGAAGCTTGGCATTATGGTGCCGAAATGTACCATTTGTGTTTCGATTGGATAATGGATGAGGGAAGGCGACTAGGCCACCTCTTCGTTGTTCCAACATGGGAGGAGATGCGCTTTAAGCGCATGAAGGATTATTAATCTTTCAATCCCGGGTACGGGGACAATCCGACCTGCAAGCTGTAAGACAGCCGCGCCGGCATGCGTGTGAACAGAACTATGCAGATTGGTGATCTTTAAACACCATATGGGCCACGGTTTTAATCCAGACCATCGCTCGTTTATATTGGATTACAGAATTAACGCAATTAACAGCTAAAAACGGCATTCAGGCCGATTCACAGCAGATGCTGTCTGATCCAGTCGTCACTGCTCTTTTACAGACTACATCCATGAGTTTTGGCGAGGTCGGTAAAACTACCGAGCAGTCAACTTCAGTGTACGCGTCTTCTGCTCACGGGGTGGG